CGTTAAAAGTTTCCATTTGATATTCTTGTGCAAGACTTGGTGCGACCTTCTGTAAGAAGTTTTTTATGTTACTACCAAAACCACAATTATGACAACGATAAAAGAATGAATTACTTTTTGAGTAAAAATAACCCCGACATTTTGTTTTATTCTTTTGTGAGTCACCGCAAACTGGACATCTACAATTAGCAAGTGTCGAGGACTTCCACTTGAATCTGCTAAGTTGACCAGATACCATGTTGATGAATTTTTTGTCGATGAACTCAGACATTAGAATTTCCAGTTAGAAACTTCTTCACCTTTTTTACTAAACTTACTTGGTCTAAAATCAAAGCCATTTCCTGCAACATTACCACTCTCGCTATTTGCTTCAGAAAGATCATCGTATTCCTCTCGTTTAACATCACTCAATTTCATCTTTGATCTATCAATTCCAATAATAAACTTTCGATTTGCGGAGGCACTATTGTAACGATTCTTAAGTTGTTTTACAAGGACTTGTCTCATTTCTTCTAGTTCTTCTGTGCTTGTAATCGCAAACATAAAGTCTGCTGTCTGTGGCAAACCAAAAGACTCAGCAGTATCTTCAAGTCCAACGTCACTACTCACAGAACCAGATCGGTTCAACTGAGTGGCAGTAAAGATTGGAACGTTATATTCTCCCGCAAGTCCTCGAAGTTCCTCTGCAATCGCTTTGACGAATGTGTAAGAGTTTACACTTCCGTTTGCTTTCAGACGAGATGAAGAACAAATGTTAATATAGTCGATGAAAATAATTTCAGGTACAAAACTTTTCTTTAACTTTAACTCTTCTAACAACACACGAAAATGATTTGCATTTGCCGTTGAGGTTGGATATTCCTTGATAAGCAATTTACCTTTGACTTTCTTTTTCAAAGTTTCAATCTTCTTATCATAAACCGCACGAGGCAATTCACGAAGATCACCGACTTGAGTGTCCATCAGGTTTGCGTCAATGCGTTCTGCGATTCTTTCTTCTGCCATTTCAAGTGTGATGTAAAGCACGTTCATATTTTGCAAAAGACAATTCGCAGCGTGATGGCACATAAACAATGACTTACCAACACCAGTTCCTGCCATCACAACGTTCAAAGTTTTCATCGGAGTACCACCACCTGTAATCTGATTGAACAGGTCAAGATCGAACGCAATCTTCTTTTCTTTTTTCCGATAAAAGTCATAACGATCTGTTGAATCATCAAGATAATCGTGTCCAATGTGTGTGTCGAAAGAAACGGCAAGGGCATCAGACAAGATGCTAGGAATCGCCGTTTCTTTCTTATCATTGGAATCACCCTTAAAGATTGAAATAGATTCATTAATTGCATTGAAGATGGCACGATCTTTACAGAACTTTTCTGTCTCATCAACAACCCAATCAAGATCAACATCTTCTTTAGAGTATGATTCAACGGTTTGCACACATTGTTCATACAATTCACCATTAAGTGTTGTGTCATTCTCTAACATAACACCAAGTGCCGTCATGGATGGTGGTGAATTGTATTCATCCACATAACTTTTGATATGTGAAAAAACTTTCTTATCAATTTCATCTGAAAAGTATTCCTCCTGAATGAAAGGAATAACTTTCTTGGTGAACTCATCGTTGTGAATGAGATTTTCTAAGATGACAGTTTCTCTGTCTTTCAATCTTCCCGTCCAATCTGTTCGCTAATTGCAGAGAAAAGAACATTCGTCAAAAATGCTTTGAGTTCTTCCGTTTCTTTAATCTCCGCTTCTTCTTTTGTCTCAATCTTGTAATCAAATTCAAGAGACATACCAGCACCGTTTTCAGCGAATGTCATGTCAATGTCGGTGAACTCCACGATTGCATCATTCATCTCACCACCAGTAAATGACAGAGCAAGAAATCCATCATCCTCTCGAAGAACATTGAATGAAGTTTCATTTTGAAGTTTTTCATAATCAATTGCCATATCTAAATTCCTTTCGTGTGAACTCATCAATCTTGTCCAGAACTTCTTGTGTGTAATACTTTTCTGGATCATTGTTGATTTGCTTTTCAAACGCAGTCTTACCATCAGGCAGTTTGATGCGAGTCGAGACTTTCTCGAACACACCAGCACCAACAGCAAAGTCAACGAGTCCATAATACTTGTTCAGTCCTGTCTTATAGTTGAGTTGCACTGTAACCTCTGAATTTTCTTTCGTCAACCTTCCTTTATAAAGTTTGCAACGAATTAAGTTACCAACAACATCAGTTCCGTCTTTATCTTTTCTCTTCGACAGATACACGATGGTTGAAGCGGCATACTTTAAACCAGAACCACCAGACATTTCTTTGGTTGGAACGTAAGCACCAACAACATCGTAAGTGTGGTTTGTCATGATCATCGGAACACCGACTTGTCCGAGTTTCAAAGTAAGAACACGGAACGTTGACTTAACAAGTTGTGCCCGAGTCATGTCACGAACATTCTTACCGTCCGAAATGTCATTCACTTCTTTGTTGGTGGGAAGCATACCGAGGGAATCGAGAACAACCATCATTGGCTTTCGATCTTTTTTATCAGTATTTTCGATACCTTCGATAATCTTGAACGCTTGTTGACGGAAGTTCTCCACGGTGTCAACAGGGAACACAGCAATCCGTGATGGATCAACACCATGATCTTTGAACATGTCCGAAGTCACCGCTTGCTCTGAGTCAAAGTAAAGAACAACAGCGTCTGGGTTCGACTCAAGAAAAGCCTTTACCACTCCAATGGAGAAGAATGTCTTTCCGGTTGCTTGTTCTCCTGCGAGTGCGAGAATCTTGTTGTCAGGAATGCCCCCGTAAATACTACCGCTAAGAAGAGCATTAAAAGCATAACTGCCGGTATCAATAAAACCATTAATATCACTCTCAATACCACCTTCAACAATAGACGCATATTCATTTCCTGATTGCTTAATAATGTTATCTAAAAAACTCATCCGATTGCATTCTCCAATTTTTGTTTAATTGTTCTAAACATATCCACCTCTTCGATAATACTTTCAAGACTTTGAGCCGTGGATGCATCTGAACTAATCATTTTCTTATGAATAGTCAAGAGATCATTCACTCTCTTGTCAAGAAGTGGCACAATTTTTTCTAATTCGTTTAACGTTAATTTCATCCAAAGAAATCCTCCAATGATGCTCTTTTCTCGTAGTCCCACTTGACGACACCAAGAATGTTTCGCAGGGGATCGAGAAAAGATTTTTCAAACTGTTTTTCATAATCAATAAAGTCGATTATATCAAACTCTTTCGGTAATGTCGAGACAAAAGAAATAACATGATCTCTACCATCAAAACCACCAAAGGGATTTGGTGACTTCAGGTAAATAAATTTAATCTTTTCACCTTCATTAATTGTTTCGTATTTTTTAGTCAACTTATGTTTCTTCAGATAATAGTTGAACAGCAATGATCCCTTAACGGCAATCGGTGTTCCCTTCTCATAGATTGTTGACTTGTTAGAGTATTTAGCCAAGCCATTACACGACCGAGGAAAAGCAATCTCTTCTGGTGCAGCACTCATAAACTCCTGTCGAATCTCCTCGACTTTTGCTTGTAGTTCTGACTCGGTCCCTGTGAGAATAAGAGCGATGGTTTCTTTCAACGCACTTCTGGCAATCTGCGGTGTTGAAGATCGAGTCGTTTCGATTCCCATGATCTTAAGTTTGGGAGTATCGTAACGAATGCCTTCGGAGTCATGCACGTTGAGCATGTATCTCTTCTTTGCAGTCCAGATGCCGACATCAGCGATAACTTCTCGCTCCATCACCATCTTATTCTCATAAGCGTTCATCTGTTCTGCCAGTAACTTGTAGGATTTGTCAATAAACGGCTGGATGATTTCTGCACAGGACTTGTTGAGGAATTCAACCACCTTCGACTTCGACTTGTTGGGACAAACTTTATCCACAAGATTCCCAAGACGAAGATAAACAGAATCTGTATCACTTGCAACAACATAATCAAAGTCTCCTGTGTTAAGAGTTTTGTTCAGAAACGCATTCAGTTCGTTTGCGATATGCTGAATCGAAAGTTGACCGGACATCGTAATCGCTTCTGCCATGTCAACGTTGAAATAACGGAAGTATTCATTACCAATCGCACCATAAGCGGAGTTCAATTGAATCTTACGAACCAACTGGAAGTTGTTGTACTTCGCAATGTCCTTGGATAGTTTAGTATCA